GATCCCGTTCCTGAACAAGTTCTACGGCGAGGTGGACGAGTCGGCCAACATCCGCTCTGCGGGCGACCGCATGCGCGAGATCAAGAAGCTGTCCGACCAGGTCAAGGCCCAGCAGAAGGTCGGCCTCAACCCCGAGCTGGACAGCGACGAAGAGCGCCTGCTGGGGCTGGCTGGGATGCAAGAGGCCTACCAGAAGCAGCAGACTGCCATGCGCAAGGCCGAGATCGCCATCATCAAGGATAAGGACATGACGGAGGCAGAGAAGAAGCTGCAGCGCCGTCAGCTTCAGGTGGAGCGCGACAGGCTGGCCACCGATGTGAACCGGGAATATCTGAAGTCGATGAAATGAGAAAGGGGGCCAACTGGCCCCCTTCTCACTGCTCTGGTTCGCAGTGCTCTTCAGCGCATCCGCTGTAAGAGTCCTTGAACAACTCCGCCGAGATGTGCCCGACGCCAACAGCCGCCAAGATCACCAGCAGCCTGACGGCGTAAATGATGAGCCTGTCTTTCAGGGTCTGGCCGTCGTACCACTTGCGGCCTCTCAAACAAACTCGCGCAGGTTTGGCGGCTTCCATCCCTCGGGCTTGCCGATCTTGCCGCCCTCAAGGATGACGGGCTTGCCATCCACCAGCTTGGCGTCGTTGGATGCGAGCACCACGACGTCGGCACCAGGCTTGTCGAAGCCCGCCATGTAGGCCACGCCATTGCCGGTCACGTCGGTGTCGCACAGGGCGTCCAGCGCGTCGTCGCGCAGGTGCGTCGGGATGTAGACGAACTGCTCGCGGCGCTTGAGCTTGCTGCCAAACCACTCAAGGTCGTTGCAGGTTCGCTCCAGCAGCTTGGCGTAGCCCTCGCTGTCGGTGCGCAGGGTGCGCAGGAACTCGCAGAACTCTTCGATGTGGCAGCCGATCTGCAGGCTCAGGTTCTCTTGGTTCGGCTCCTTGCCGCAGGCCTTGAGCCAGCGGGCGGTGCGTTCGTAGTTGTTCAGGTGCTCACGCTGCAGGGCATGCACAGCACTGATGGCCATCTGGTGGGCACCGCTGGTCTCCTGGCCGCCCTCCATGCCGAAGTCCACGCGGATACCGACCTCGTCGCCTTCGTCTTCAAATGTCACTGTTGCTTTGCTCATGCCTCACCCCCTTCTGTGTCGACCGACTTGGCTCGCTGCCACTTGGGCAGGATCGGATACATCTTTCCATCGTGGTCAATCAGCCAGGGCTCGTTGACCTCGTCGTTGCGCATGACCGTGCAGCCGTGGATCGACTCGGGCTCAAAGCCTTCCTCGACACCCATCTCTTTGCGCAGCTCTTCCATCCACCAGCCCGGGGCGGCGATCACTGGCAGCAGCGTGTCGCTCCACTTCTCGGGTGGGATCATTTCCTTCAGCGCCTGCAGCGAGTGCTGCACGTTGGCGATTGCATAGGTCGTACTCATCTCATTCTCCTTTGTCGTCGTATGTGACCGTGGTCGTGTCGCCTAAGCGCCACTTGGCTTTGTTCTCGACCGTGTACTTCACGGTTGCAACTTTGAAGTCGGGGAACTTCATCTCCTGCGGCACAAAGGCCGGGTCGAAGAAGCGGCACCGATTGTTTGGCTGCAGCGCAAACTGGCCGTTGTCCAGCTTCAGCACGTTGTAGCTCTTGTGCTCATCGACCGTCTCGCTGAACCCGAAGTCGGGGATGCGCGGGTCGGGGCTGCAGCCGTCGAGCGTGAACATGTACTCGCCGGGGTGAGTCTTCTTGTCCTTGCCGAAGAACTCAGCGCGCAGGCCGCCAAGCAGTGGCTTCTCGACCACGCTGACGTGGTAGCTCAGGGCGTCCCAGATCTGCAGGAAGTCGAGCGGCAGGTCTTCCCCGTCAAGCGGCTTCCACAGGAACGCAGAGATCGGCAGCTTGTCGTACAGCGCACCGTACTCAGGCAGGTAGGTCTCAAAGCGGAAGGCCTCGCCACGGTGCGACTTGACGCTGCACCAGATGCCTTCGACGTGCTCACCGTGGCCGCGCTCAAAGTCGTACAGGTACTCGGATCGAACGAGCACCTTGATGGGCGGGAGTGGGCAGACGAAGTTCATGCTTGGCCTCGCCGGAAAATCTCTTCGGCCAGCAGGTAGCCCTCAAGCGGCCAGGCCTTGTTTATGGCGTCCTCGTAGGCGTACTTCTCGCCCAGCGCCTGGTTGTACTTGGCGGGGTCCACGCACGCTGACTGGCCGTTGATCGTGTAGCCGTTCTCCATGTGGAGCTGGCAGATCGTGGTCTTGCCGTCAGGCAGCACCGTGTAGGTGGTCTTCTTCACCTTGTCCTGGATGTCGTTGAGCGACACGGCGGTTCTCGGGGGCTTTTCCGGGTGTTCCATTTCTGGCCTTTCTGGTGGTTGAGATATAAGCATTGTGATTATAGAGGATGAAAAGTAAGGCGGGGCTTGAGTCCTAGTGCGGAATTCAGTGCGGAATGATGGGAGCGAGGGGGAAGGCAGGGGCCGTAAGTCTTTGATTCGTATACCCCGGCATACCCCTTGCTTCCCCTGTGAGAGTGGTTCGAATCCCCTACGGGACGCCATGTTTTCCCCTTTCGATTCAAGCACTTAACCCCTCGGCGGTGTCGCTAGTGCGGAATCTAGTGCGGAATCCGTGGAACGCATTGATGCGATTCACCTCGTCGGCCTCGTTGTCAGACTCCACCCAGTGGGCGTAGGTCTTGAGCATCGTGGCCATGCTGTGGCCGTGGTTCTTGGACACCTTCATCAGATTGTGTCCGGCCATGATCTTCCACGACACACTTGAGTGGCGGCACTGGTAGGGCTCGCGGTAGCTCACGCCTGCCACCCTGTGCAGCAGCGCCCAGCGGTCGCGCATGACGGTCGAGGTTTCGATCTGCTCGCCGGTCAGGTGGTCCACGAACAGGTAGGCCCCGCGCATCGACGTCAGCGGTCGCAGCTCCTGCAGCGCCTCCACCGCACGCGGCGGCAGGTCAACGTGGCGGCTGTGGTGCGTCTTCGTGCTGTTCTTGGACTGGCCCTCGGTGCGCATCCTGCGCACCGTCAATCGCCCGGTCACGCGGTTCCAGTCCGACCACTGCACGCTGATCTGCTCGCCTGGCCGCATGCCAAGCAGGAAGGCCAGCTCCCAGTACAGCGCGTCGATCTGGCCATGGGTCTTGCGCGCCGCGTCGATCAGCGCCTGCGCCTCGGCCACGGTGTACGGCTCGGGGTCGGGGTGCTGGACCCTGAGCATCTTCAGCTTGACCGCCGGGTTGTCTTCGATGTACTCGTGGTCGAGTGCATACGCGAACATCTCGCGCAGCGCTGACACGTAGTTGTTGTGCGTCTTGTTCGACGTCCAGACCCGCTCAGCCACGATCGCCGACAGCATCTTGTAGGTGATGCCGGTGATGTCGCGCCCGGTCAGCTCTGGCGTCCAGAAGCTGGTCAGCTTGCGCCTGAGTGACAGCACGCTGCTGTGCTCCTGCCGCGTCGCCACCCACTTGAGGAAGGCGTCACGCACGTCGTCGAACGTGTCGACCTTGGGCGCACCCACCAGCCTGGCGGCGAACTTGTAGTCGGGGAACCAGTCGCGCAGCTCAAAGTCTCCGCGCTCAATGGCCTTGACGATCTTCTCCCGCGTGCGCTTGGCATGCTTGAGGTTGGTCTCAGTCGGCGTGAGCGCCAGGGTCGGCCGCAGGTCCTGACCACGCCATGTGAAGCGGATCTGGATGCGGTCACCCTTGGGGCTCACGCCGTCTGTTTCTGACCTTCTACCCATCGCTCGTAGCCTTGCATGTCGATCAAGATGTGACCGTCGGGAGCGCGCTTGAACTGCTTGCCCTCGACCCAGTTGCCTTCCTCAATCTTTCGCCGCACGGCCTTCTGCGTGTAACCCGTGAGCTGCTCAAAGAGTGGCAAGCGGATGTACCGTGCTGTGTTCAAAGCATGCCCCAACCGGCCATGAAGATGACCCACATAATGCGCATTGTGATACCCATGAGGAACAGGCAGCCGCCCCACAGGCCGATCAGCGCGGCGATGTTAAAGAGGCTCTTCATTGCTTGGCCTCCTCGACTTCGATCAGTTTCTGCAGGTAGTGCTGCGCCTTGCGCAAGTCGTCGAGCCCGCCCTTGTCGCGCCAGCGGCTGACGTACTTGATGACGTTGCCCTCCATGTACGGGATCTCGTTGGAGATGATGTAGTCCCACGGCTGGATGGCTTGGCTTTTGTAGTGGGTGCCTGCCACTTGGATTTCGTTCGCGCTCATTTTTCTTTCTCTAGAAAGGGATCTCGTCCCAATTCCAGTCGTCACAGCCCGACTGCTTGGCCCCCTCCGGTGGGCGTGCGTTGAACTTCTCGCACACGCCTTGCTGGAAGTTCTGGCACTCGCCACACACCTTGTTCTTGAGCAGGCCCTGCCAGTACTCCATCTCGCGGCGGGCGATGCTGATCTTCACTTCGATCTCGACGGTTCTCATGACACCCACTCCTGACCCAGGCTGCACCACGTTACTCGCACGCTGTCGAGCAGGATGTGCCCACCAACCACGTCCTCCTGCGGGTAGCCGGTCTTGTAATAGGCCTCCTGCCTGACGGCCATGATGTGCTCGCCATCGTCCAGTTCCACGGTGGCAATGCGCTTGCCTTGCCTGTTGATTCGTTCTTTCGTGATCTTCATGCTGCTTGCTCTGCTTTCTGCCAGTGGTAGCTGACGATCTTGGGGTACTTGTCTGCCTTGGTGATCAGGATCGCAGCAGGCGTGCGCAGCACCGCGTTGCTGTAGTCCAGCCACTCAAGGGCCTCTTCGGTGTTGCTCGGGATCGCATCGACCGTCGAGCGCGTCATCCACCAGGTCTCTG